GTAAGTCCGTCCTCCCCCACAATGCCACAAACAAAATACCCCTGATTCAGTCCATACTCAGCAACCGGAAATAAACCGTCATTAACAACTGTCCTTTTCTTAACTGGTGTCGACAACGTTGGATATAAAGTATCCATCACATCTCCATCAAAACTCGTTGAGCTTCTAATAAAAAACAGGTTGCTAGCCTGTATTGTATCACGATAAGTTGCCAATACATCCACCACACATCGTGCAATCCATGTATTGTTTCTATACTCCCAGTCCTCAATCCAGTATGATCTACCAAACTCTTCTATCTCACAGTAATTCCAACTCGGCGCAGATCCGCCATTTCTCAGTATGATCTGTGGATTCTCAATAGAACACGGCTCATTAATATTACAGGAAACGGCGGTAACATCACCGCCGACAACTCCTGTAGAATTAACTCTTTTGCTTGCTGTCTTAAAATTGACTGTTACCGCCATTATTATTTCCTCCTATTCCAGAACAAAAACAAGTCCATTCTCTGTGAGATCGTTCCAGTAACGATCTGTGAAATGATAGTAAATATTCCAGTAACCACCCGCGCTGTTGAAAGGCGTTGTGCTACTCCACTGATTGATCGTGGTAAGTCCCATAGCCTCCTCGTCAAACAGTACTGCAAAAATATTACTCATTACCTGAGCTTCTCCCTTTTCCACACTGCCGTCCGGTTTCATAACGCTAGGCGTAACATTAATTCCCATCGGACTCTCAAGTGTCTGCCAGAAATTAACCTTTTCGTTTGTGGCAATCTTCAAATACTGATCGTGGAACGTGTTACTCAAAACTGTAGTGTCTGCCGTATGCAGGTCTGGACTGAAAATCATGATGTTCTGCATCTGAAGTGGCGTATGCCTTGCAATCTCTTTTCCCGTGATATTAGCGTGGAATCGAGTTGTTCTCTCCGTAAAGAAATCCATGTAAGTCATGATCTTCGCACATGCCCACTTATAGAAGCTCGGGAAGTTTTCCGCTTTTCGCACATCGTCTGCGGTTAACTGTGATCCGTTCTCGTCATTGTACATAGTGAGCAACTTAACAACATGTTCTCCGGTATAACCCTCTGTTGATGCCGTAACGCCTGCCTGCCAGATGTTTTTAGCTCCAATATAGTTCGCAACACACGCACGTGCCATGCTCTCATGTGCCTGTTCGATCATGTCCATCGTGTTCTGAGTATACATGGAAATAAACTGCCCGAACTCATCGGGATTGCGAAACGCCTGATCTAACTGATCTCTGAAATAAGTCCTGTGTCTCTGGAATACCTGACCGCCATAGAAATTAGTCTGTAAGACTTTACCTTTTTTGATCTTGTACATATCAACTGCGGTATCATCTTCCAACGGCTGTCTCTGATCGTTTTCCCAGTCATCATCCAACATCCCCAATTTTCGCACATGGTTCCCCCACTGCTGTGTGGTTCTTCTCAGCCCTTTAAATTTTGCATTATATGGTCGTACAGAAAAAATAGTCCTGTCTAATACCTGAGAAATGCTGTTCATGATCCTGTCATTTCCGACAAGTAATGCTGTCTGTGCCTGTGCTACGAAAGAACTTGTATCCGTTGCTTTCATTGTTTCAACGCCAGTGGCCTGTTTAACAATGTCATTCAGCACTGTGCTGATCTGATCGAAACTTAATGTATTCGCCATTATTTTTCACCCCCTGTTAATCCCTCATAGTTTGGTGGATTGATAATGTTTGCAATAGCATCTTCTGTTGTGACCTGTTTCGGAACTGCGTTCTGCATCATATTAACGTTATTACTCTGTACCGCACTTGTGAGACTTTTCAGAGCATTCAGAACATCATTCTGTTCACTGATCTGCTGAATCTGCTGTGTCTGCGGATATGCCTGTGTCTGTGGCTGTGCCTGTGGCTGTGCCTGTGGAAACATCTGTGGAAACTGCTGTGTATATCCCTGCACACCCTGCGCCTGTGTCTGCTGATAGTTCTGTGGATAGAACTGTGGCTGTGGCTGTGGCTGTGGCTGTGGCTGTGGCTGTGGCTGTGGCTGTGGCTGTGGGGCACGCTGGGGGGCTGTGCCTGACATTGTGAGGATTTCTTCTTTTGTGAATCCCGCTGAGATAAGTGTGATTAAGTTGTCTAAAGTCATATCTTGTAATCCCTCCTGAGATAATTTTTGTGAGAAAAGCCGGTGGAAATGATACCGTCATTTTCGTAAGTGACTGCATACCAGTTTCCAGAATAACATCCTAGACAGATGCATTTTGTGTTTTTCGGCATTTCTGCGATAACTGTTCCGTCTGTATCAGGCTCTGCCCTGATCATAAGAGGCTCTGTGTTCGTTGTGACGATATACACACCTCTGATATTTTTGTTGTAGTTAATCGTCATTCTTTTTCACTCCCTGTAATATGATCTGTAAGTTTTGTGATCGCCTGAGTGTTATTGTTGAGCGCGTCTGTCATGTTTTTCATTTCTTCCTTGTGAGCATCCGTTTCTTTCTGCCATAGGTAGAAAGTAGCGATAAGGCAAGCGCAAGGAACCCCAATGTTACTGATAAGAGTTGATAACGAGTTAACGTCCATATTTCACCTCCATTAATTATAGTTAGCACAACATATAATATGTTTCACGTGAAACATTAAAGAAAGGTAAGAAATGTTTCACGTGAAACAAAACATATGCAGGCTTTGACACTCTGCATATGTGATGAAAGATTAAGTGCTACAATTCTTGAGCTGTACATGCTCTTGCACATTGGATCATTATGATCCCACGCTCCCAACGTGCTGTACGTGTGCCACGAACACTTGTCTTTCTACGAAAGATTATAACAAATAAAAAAGGACAAGTCAATACTTGTCCTTGAAATAATTTTCAAATAGTGATTTTGATGTGATATCTTCAAATGTGATCCGGTTTGAAAGGTACATATCCCATAGATAAACATAGTCACGTCGAAACGCTTTTATATCCTTGTCAGATTGCGTGTATGTGGGTGGATTGCCTGAGTGATGCCTTGTAACGTATATTGTATTTTTGTTTTTCCGTTCATATATTGTGATAGAATCCATCCGGCATAAAGGTATTAATTCTTTAATGTTTGTTGGTTTTATCCCTGTATAATCGGCAGAATAGAATTCATTGCCGAGTGCCATGCGGTTGAAATTGGAATCCGATCCAGACATTTTATATAGTGCTGTTTCTTTCTTGCGCTCTGATATGGGTGAATCAAATAGATTAAAAAGTCCGATCCCTCTTTCCTGAATGATTGACACTGACTGTTTTTTGATATCCATTGCAGATACCTTTTCCATTAAGTTGTTCTCAATGAACATGTTACAGGATAGATTTTCAGAGTTAGAAAAGAGTAGGAACTGAATTGGTGTTTCTCCATCTAGCTCTCTGTTTCTGTTCATTGTTTCATACGCATTTTTGAAAGCGTATCCTGCATTTTCAACTTTGCGTTCACGTTTCTCCGGTATAAACTCGTCATATATTCCTATTTCAACATCCGAAGCATCGAAACCACGTAAGTTAGCGAACGTGTTTAGGGCGATTGCATAGCCTAGAATCGGGCCTGTATACACCAGTTTTCCGTTATCATCCGTGTATGTATTGTAAAATCCTGCAACGTTTTTTCCGATCGTTTTGGGATAGATAGACCATCCCATGTCTTTGTTAAGTTTTTTAAAAGGTGAAAGCTCTGGAATTTTGATTGTGTCAATCTGTGCCTGCAAGGATCGCATATACACGAAAATTTTCTTGTGTTCAATACAGTATTTGAGGCCACCATATGTTTTCCCCGTACCACGTCCGCCCCAGATATAATTGAACTTTTGACCGTATCCTAAAATAGCAGGTATCGACAGATACCCGCTATTTTCGTATAACGATAACATATTATTTCTGTGGCTCCGGCATGGGGATGTTCTTTTCAGAATATCCCATACGGGCAAGCGCACGATCTGGGGAAACAAGCGCACAGATAAGATAGTCACGACCTGATTTTGATGTTCGGTGAAGGACTTCAACGAAAAACATATCAGGAGTTTCTTCCATATCGGAAATACGGTCAACCACATCTGAAAATGACTCTCTGAAAGTTGCTGACTGTCCGGAAAATACTTCTCCTGTGTTTGCGTCCTGCACTGAAATACAGGTGATTTCATTTCCGCTGTTGTCGACTGTTCTGTACTCAACCCATGAACCAACACAAATAAGTCCTTTATTTTCAACATTTTTAAGGCTCACGATTGCCGGTGAACTAATAAGGTCATACTCAGTGTATGCGTCCAGTGTAGAAGATGAATTGATAATAGTATACTGTTTCTTTGCCATAATTTAGTTCTCCTTTTCTTTAATAATGATTGCATTTTTTAAAAACACTTCTGCATCCATCCCGTATAATTTTGTTTCTTCGGATGTTCTTTCCCAATCAATAACAATGCCAAAATTTCTTTTTTTAATCTCTTTGCTGATCTGCTCATCAGTAAGATTTCCGATCAAACCAACTTCCTGTACAAACTCACACTTATTCTCAGGATCGTAGCAAATGACATTAATCTTATTTACTGTTAATGAACGTGTAATTTTCATATTATCACCTCCTTGTAATATCTCTTTATATGAATTATTATAACACTTATGTTAATTTTTGTCAAACGTTTCTTTAAATTCTTTTAATGTTCTTGCGTCTGCCAAAATCCTGCGGTACTCATCTGTTATTCCTATTGTGTATGTTGACGGTCTGATAACTACGTTCTGTGTGATTTTTAAAACATGATTTTCCACGGTGAAATCCCCATACATAACATCATTGTACACGCTTTCAGTTCCTCCTGATCGTAAAAATGTGAATCCAATTTTGAAAGCTTCAATTCCTCCATGTTCTTCCAACTCATCTGGTGCAAGCTTTTTATTAACTCCCGCGATTGTTGCGTGAAGTTTTCCATCTTCAGTTCTATAGACATATTTTTTAGCACCAAGGGTGGAGAATTCAGTATACGTATCCTCGTACTCGTATACCCCCATATAGTGTTTAATGCTATGACGATCTGTAGCGTATGCGGAATTGGATATACTTTGCTTTTTTCTCTCAGAATTATATCTATTAAATAATTCATCAATATTATCACCTCTCACTTTTATATATTTTACCGAATCAGTATCACTGTATAAATAACGATCCCCAACTATGTTAATTCCCTCTTTTAATCGCAAACGTGCCCACGCTGTTACCCAAACACCCCATTGATAAGGCAAGAAAGCTGTCCTATTATATTTAGTGAGTAATGTTTCACGTGAAACATTTTTATCAACTGTATATATGTTTTCTGCCGATTCTGTGAATATTAACGACTGTTTCACGGGTGATTGAACCATCATTCCATAGCCGGCATTAAGCAAAGCCTTTTGCAAGTTGTAAAACAGTTCCTGTTCTACTACACCTTTTAATTCTGTTTTGTCCGTATAATATTTACGGAAAATGCTTTTCAACGGTTCTGGCAATGTTCCGTATTTGCTTTCGTAACACTCTGTTATCTCAAAACATTTCCATTTATATTCACGTTTCATGATCTCATAGTCAATATCAGTGATTGTTGTTTCGACATACTCAGCACTTAAAATACGCCCATTGTCAAGTGTTTCACGTGAAACATTTCTGCATTTTGAATAGGACAAATATGGTGCTCCGTAAAACTTATCAATCTGTTCAATACCTGTGATTTTACACCGGAATAATAGTGCTTTTCCTCTATCCAGTTTCTTCTCTATGTCATTCTCCGTTATTGATCCGATATATACAAACCGTGTCATTGGAAAAACGCAATTTAAGACAACATCAGGATAAGATGATGACCTATCATAGGATCCAATTCCAAGAATCTTTTTTCCGTCTGCACGTATCACTGTTCCTGAGTAATAACGATTTGCGTGAGTGTCTCCACCCCGAAACGCTTCTTCTAGCAGATCGAAAACGTCTATAGTCGGAAAAATATCCTTATGTTTTCGTGACCAACCATACATGGCTTTTTTCGTTTCACGACGTACATAACCGGTTGACGTTAATGGGAGTGTATATAGATTGTCATTTGACAGTATCATACGTTTATACATTGCTTCAACTAGTCCGATTGTGTCGTATGTACTGTACTTTATTTCATAATCGGTTAGTTCTGTCCATGGAAAACGTTTTTTCTCATAATTGAATTTTTCACCAGATAATTTCTGATGCTCTACTTTCATCTTTGAAGTAAACGTATTTAATGACATGTTTGTCTGCAAATATGAACACCGAAACTCAAACCTCTCTAACATTTCACATTTCAGTATTTTGCGTGATTTAATTGCAAAAACTTCGTCCGGTGAAAACGTGTATATACCACGCAAAAACTGAAATTCATATGAAAGATTATGAACAAAAATCATGTAATACGCATAGTTATCGTCATTCATAAGTTGATCCAGAAAAAGATCAAATTCTGTCCATGTTCTTCCTATTATAGTGTCAATGTGTAAGTCGTCAAGAAAAAGAATTGAAAACTGCCAGATATACATTATTGACTGCTCGATATCTTCCATTCTAGTTGTTTCGATATCGAAAGCACACAGGCAATTTTTATAACCTTTTGCTTTTTTACTTCCTTTGTTAGACCTAGTGTCATGTAAACATGATAAATTCTGTATTCTAGTATAATTATATGTATCGACAGTATACAGATTTTCCATGTGTTACCTCCTACGTTTACGTTTACCCACTTTCCTTTTCTGACGTTTCGCTTTTTCTTTCTTTGCTATGCCAGATTTCAATTTTTCAATGTTACGTGATCCAGTTTTCAAAAATTCCTTATATAGCTCTAACATTTTGCCTGTACTCAGCTTTTCACCATCAGAATATAAATCAACGGCAAAATCAGAATCATATATGCGATCTGAAGCAAAATCTCTGAGTTGTTCCATAAAACGCCCAAAATTTAGTAAATCCTCATGCGTCTTTAGCTCTGTTCCGTACACATCATTGATATGTTGCATCTGCTCTTTTTCACGTTTTTTCAGTCCTGTGACTGTTGTTCTATCTGATGCAATAATAGTTGCTAGTTCGGACAACAAGTGATAAAGTTCTCTATCACTTGTAATATCTTTCAACTGCTTGTAACGTTGGATCGGTCGATCCGTTACAAGGTTAATATCTTTATAGTCAGATTTCAGTAATCTTTCATAACGTTTACGCCAGATTGATCTTAACCGAGAATACTCTTTTCTTACGTCTTTCATATCCCATGTCAACTCAAGCGCAAGCGGTGTATAATCGTCTTTCGTTCTTATAAGACCTTGTGGTTTACTCTTCCTCGAATAAGACTTTTTTGTTGTCAATCGGTACACCCCCTTCTAATTTATTGTAGTACACCGGACGAAAATTTTCTTCAAACTCCACAACGTAGTCCTGCACGATTGACATTGCGACTGCACCTGTGTATGCCTGTACTAATAGGTAATCGCATTTATATTTGCACTCACTTTTCATTATATTTGGTGTATTTAATTCTTTGATGTAAACTTTATACCATGATTTCTTACTGTTTAACGGTCTGCTCATTCTGGTATTCCCCCCATTCATAAATACATTTCAAAAGATATTCATGGCTTGACATCTTCGACCATAACAAGTCCGGAGTAATCTCAAAACACATCTGGAATTTATCACATTCTTCTTTGTATCTGCACTCCTCACACCCTTCAGGAGTTGTCCGCATATTACACGCAAAAACAATATCAAAAAAATCCAACATTCATCCTTTATAACCTCCTGACCATTTCGCTCCACACCAAACACCATACGGGAAAATTAATATAGCACCAAAACCAAACCATAAAATACAATCTAACATTAATATACGCACCTACTTTCTATTTCTTCTTTGATCCATTTTCGTTCCCGATAACGCCACGGGAAACGCATGAACTTAAATTCTTGCAATAGCTCACGTGGAGTGAGCCATGCAAGATAATTCTTGTAGCTTTCTTCATAGTCTGTCATCTGTTCACCTCTCTTTCATTTGATAACATTGTTATATATCATTATTTAGATTTATTCAAAGTCCATATTGTTCATAGAACACATGTTCGCAAACATCACCCCTGTATGTGTTTCTCATACACGGACACAAGTCCATAATGTTCCAAAATAACTGATTTTCATAGTGCAATATGCACAATTATTGGATTGATTTCCATTAATAGTTGTGTATATTGCACTAATATTTTGTCCGTTGTGTGCGTACAGA